TCGGCCACCATACCAGCCGTCATGGTCCTGCCTGCTGCGGTGATGCTCATTGCGGAATCTCCTCGACGATAGAAAAGGACACGCCGTAAATGCCGGCCAATTCAATCGACCAGTCGGTCTGATTGTTTCCTAGGCGAAACACACCTTTAGGACTTGAGGTCACAATCGACGTGCCGCCTGAGTAGCTAGCGCGCAGCACTGGAAACACGTCAACAGAACTCGATGAGTTCACCTGGATGACCTTGTAGAGTGACGTTGAGATTTGCAGCCAGTCGCCAACGGCAAAGGTGCCAGTCGCGCCAGAGATGCCTAGCGTCGTTCCGTTGGCCGTGGCACTCGCCACCGTCAGCGTGCCGGTGACGTTTCCTCGCGGCGCGCTGTTGCTGTAGTCGCGGAAGTAGAACGTGCCACGCTGCGCAGCCAACAGAAACGCAATGACCTGCTCGGCGTCCGAGCGCACCATTGGAGGACATTCGACTGAGCCAAGCCAGCCCTGCCCAGGCCAGTTGTACTGCTGCACTTGAAACGTGAATGGCGACACCGAGCGTGAACGCGCCGAGACTCCGGTCAGCGATAGCTTGCTGACCTTGAACGGCGAAGGCGGCGTGAGTGGGTATGAGATAGCCATGGCTTAGGCAAAGGCGCTCCGGTACGAACCACCGCGGCGCACGAGATCGGGAATCGTAACCATCAAACGCTTGCGCTCTTGTTCCAAGATCGGCTGCAACTCAGCGCGCGAAACGCCAGACTGGATATTGTAGGAGATGTTGATGTTCGGACCGCCGACCGCGCTGCCCATCTGTCCCATGCGGTCGTTGGGAATCACCGTCCCGCTTGAGCCAGGCACGAACAGTTCAGGCCCTTGTTCACCGACAATATACGGCGAGCCGGCCTTGGCTGGTCCACCTTTAGCCAAGAAGTCTAAGGATCCACTCATTGATGCCATGATTCTGGCAATCTTTGAGTTTGGAACTACTGTACCGCTGATCCCAGGCACGAACAACTCTGGGCCCTGTTCACCGACGACATAAGGAGATCCAGCTTTAGCTGGTCCACCTTTAGCCAAGAATCCGAGACCAGCATTGATGAAGTTACCAATGGACGACGCCAGCGGAGCCGTAATGACGTTGCGGAAGATCAGCCGCATCAGATCCAGCGCAAGGTTCTTCAAAACATCGGACAACTTCTCGCCGGCAAAAATGGCATCCTCAAACCCCATAGCAATCATTGCGCCGGCTTCATTGCCAAGGCGACGCTGCTCCTCAAGCAGCGGCAACATATCCTTGTAAACGGCGACCAGTTCCTTTTGCAGCTTGGTTCGGTTCTCCAGATCGCCAGCACCAGTGGCGGCGAGTTTAGCCACTAGCTCAGTCTCTCTCGCCTTTAACGCATTCAGCTGCTCGCCGTCTGATGCTTGCCGACCAGAAACCAGCGCCCGCATCCTTTCAAAGTCTTCGAACGATGCGGTATAGTCCTCCATCGCCTTGCGTCCAGACTCGCCAGACGCTTCTACAATTTGCTTGATTCGACGCTCTGCTTCCTCGGTCGTCAGCAATTGTCTATATTTTAGCGCAATGATTAGATCAATCTGCCGAGCGTATTCACGCATCGGGTCCAGCATATCCTTTTCCCGTTCGGCCATGTCGGCCATCATTTGATCCGCCGAAATTCTTGCCTGCTCTGACTCGTCATTTGTTCGACGAACAGCGTCGATCAGCTGCTCAAATTCATCGGTAACTTTACCGACTGCTTTGCCGAAGTCATCGGCTCGTTTATCAAATCGAGCGCCCGTGATCTGCGAATCTAGTTTTGAGATCTGAACATTTAGCTTTGCGTATTCAACATCCAGTTCTCTTAGGCGATTGGCTTCTTCAACAGTAGCTGCACTATCAAACGTGGTGACAGTTCGCACCCTACCAGTGCGATCCATCGTCATTGTTTCTTTTGTGACGACCGCAGTCTTCTTCCTAAGCGCCTCAATCTCACGCTCCATCTCGATGCGTTTTTGCATCGCAGACTTGAGCTGGCCTTCCTGCGTTAATGCCTCAAAAGCGGCTGTGCCGTAAATCTTTTTAACTTCCTCTGCGGTTTCTTTGACGATATTTTTAACGTCTTCAAATCGCGTGATAAGTTTTCCTATGGCGTCGACTGCTTTATCAATCGCAGCAGTGAGCGAAACGCCCAGAGCAGAGGCAAGGCCAAAACCGAGCGCCTTAGGATCGAAAGCGCGCTTCATGAAAGCCGCCGCCGCCGCCGACGACTGCTTCAACTGAGCAAGCGAGTTTTGGATATTACCAAACGCTTGTCGAGTCGCGTCAACTGCGCGGATAATGAATGAGGCTTCAGCCATGTTTTTTGGTCACTTGCTGCTGATGGTGAAAATAGGCGAGCCAACCAGTCAATTCCTGAGCCGGCATCGCCATGACCTCATGCGCAAACTTGCCGAGCTTTTCCGCTAATGCATAGATGGCGAGGAGGTCGGCACCCTCGCCACCGTGGATCAGTTTTTTAGCTCTTCAACTGGCGGCGCAGCCTCCGACAGAATGAAGTTGGCGACACGCGCAATGAGATTTGAGTCGGCCTTGTGCAGCAAGGTCATCTTGTGGTCAGCGTTGAACAGCTTGTTGCCGTCCTTGTCTGCTGCCTTTAAGATTAGAACATCGACTAGAAGCTCCATGTCGTTGTCCTTGGCCTTGCGGTAAAGGCGATTTTTCTCGGCCAGCGTGACTGGCGTTGCGTAGATCGTCAGCTTCCACTCAAGCACCTCAATTGAGCGGGTGCCGAGCGCGGCGAAGTGTTCGCGTACTAGGTCAATTGCATCCATTAGACCGTAACGGTGCTCAGGGCGCCGTTCCCTTCAATGGAAATCGAACCTTCAACCATGCCGTCGAACGCAGCCGAGATGTCGAACTTCGTCACGATGCCGCCGCCTGTGTAGTAGGTGGCCGTCGAAGCAGTGCCTTCCGGATAGAGGTTGACCGTAACAGATGAACCAATGGTCAAGGCAATCTGTCCAGCGTCGACTTCGTCCCAGTAAAGATCGCCCGAAACAGACCAAGTGCGGAGCGTTGCCTTACGAGTGCGGTAGGTGTCTCCGATGATGGAGTCTTCGACGACATCCGACGAATGCGCAAGCGAGTAGTTGCGCAGTTCGCCAATGGTGGTGCTGCTGATTCGAACGGTGCCTTCGCGGCCCAGGTGGTTTGCCATATTAGTCAGTGGTTAGATAAATGCAGTTGAAAGTATGACGCGCGACGCCCCAGCGCTTGTCCTCGTCGTCCTCCATCACATATTGCACAGATGTCAGATGAAGGTCGTCACAGGCGCCGCCAAGGGTAACATCCTCCAAAACGGCTGCCTCGACCGCGGCCGAGCCGGTGTCGAATAGATCGTCAATGTAGGTCACTCCGGTTTGCGCGGTGAAATAATCAACATGGACGGAAAGCTGTCGGTATTGGACACGATTGCTTGGCGCTAGCGAACGCACTTCAATTTGCTCGTCGACGGCATAGACTGCCGCCGCCGGAAACGACATTGAGGTTAGGGTGTTATTCCGACCTCTTAACAGGTTAGCGGTCGGCACGATTGCACCGCCAGCAGTTAGCTTGGCAGCAATCGCGTTGCGAATTTGTGTGCGTGTGCTCATGCAGAGAGAAGCGGAGGTGTGGCGGCCGGAGGAAGTCTGTCACCTTTAACTCGTACAAATCCAAGGTTTACCGCGTGCCCAGCCAGAACACGTTGCAGCTTTCGCTGAGTGATCGCAATGCGTCCACTCAATGCAGGACGAACAACAATTTGCTGGTATCGCGGAATCTTGACGTTCAGATTTCGCGCGATGATAAACGGATTTTTACTGGTATAATCATACGTCACGACGCCGGCCTTGTTCGCCAGCTTTTCGGCATACTTCTTATACTTGGCTCCAGTCGCCTTTGCTGTAGGGATCCAGCCGGCCAAATGCCAGCCAACGCGCGAGGCCAAACCTACCTTTTCCTTGTTTCCGATCAACGTGTTGAAGTCCTTACGGTAGGCTGCAAACGGTCTATTCGCTCTGATTCTGCCGAACCTATCACGCAGCGCAATATGCTTTGCGGCCAGTTCTTGATACGAGCCGAGCATCACCTTACCATGTAGCCAACTTAGCGAGGCAAGATTGGGAAGTCGGAACAGTTCATTAAGTTTGTCAGTGTTGCGCCTTCTGATGTAGCCAGCAATCGACTTGTAGAAACCGCCCTGCGTGGCTCTGCTGTTGAAGTAGTCATAGTCAAGCGGCACCGCTAACTTGCGAATATCGGCCTGCATATTTTGCACGCCGTCTTTCCGCTGTTTTGGCCGCGTAAACTTCAAGATGTGCTGCGTGACGTACTTTGCTTCTTGCTTGATTACCATTCCATAATCGACGGAAGCAGCCGACGCCAAGCGACCGAGCGCCATTTCCAGTTCTCGGGTTCTTGCCTCAATGGCGATCATATCGACTTCTTGACCTCGATCTGCACTCCGGTGCCCTCCGCATCAAACTCCATGTTCTCGATGAAGTACGTCACTCCAGCGCGCACGACGGTCGTCGTCAGCTGCGGAGCAGTCACGACCTGCGACGCTAAGAAAAACACGGTAAACCTGCCCTCGTCGCGACGCTGATCTTCGAACGACTGGAACATATTCCGCGAGTTGTTCCAGACGCCGGTGATGGCCGTGTTGAAGATGCTGAACGTGATGCCAGCCTGATCTTGAATGGCCGAAAAGTCCGCCTCCAGGCGCGTCGGGTCAAAGTCTCGGACGGTCATACTAAAGGGCCAAATGTCACAACCTTGGACTTG